CAAGGGCGGCGGGGCTGAACAAGGCATCCGCCTAACTCCAGCAGTCTTAGTTTCCGTCCCCTTGCTCAAATAGTTTTTTGTCAATTAATTTCTTTATAATCCTATTAGCAAATTCAGCCATTAAATCAGCGACTTCATAATCTATCTTTCCCGTTATCGACTCTTGGATATGTGGATGATTTGAACTTCCTTTTTCTTGCAGAAATTTTTCTGCATCCCATCTATCTACCATTAGCAAATCTGATTTTTCTTCCTTCTTGCCTTTGAACAGCAATGTTGCTTTTATCCCTGCTTTCACTCCTTTGAGAAATAGTTCTTTGTCTTTCGGGACATTATTATCATCCCAAGAAAATACTGGCTCATCACCAACATATACTTCAATTATATCCTTGACAAGATTGTCTATGTTTGGGTGCACGTGAATTTCTATAAGTTTAGCTATTTTCTTTTGTAATTCATTTAGGTCTAATGCCATTGTTAAATACTCCACTTTCTTATTATTTGCTCTGTCTCAAAATCTAAAGGTTCATCAACTTTTAAGTCTAATATCATAAGCCTAATTTCGGCGTTAGTTGTTGCCAATAATATATTAAGCGGAACCAACAACAACAAGAAGAAGAGCGATCCCATCACGTAATAATAAGCAAGTCCCCATATCATAGTTATTATAGTTAGCATAATACTACCAAAATTAGGAGGCTTTTTCAATATCTTTTCTTTCTTCAATTTTTTAATTATTCTCTTTATCTGTTTTCGTGTACTGCCATTTTTTATCTGCCGATAACCTTTGTTGTTATGATGTCTACGAAATTTCATTCCGCCACCTCGCTCAAATTATTTAATTTTACCATTTGCGATATATTCCCAAATAACGTCTGCCGTTTTCTTCGCTTCGGCACACTTTTCTTTTGTTTTGCCGTATGATACTAATTCGAAAGTCCCTTTAGCTTCGTCTATGCCGAGAATAATCACTTTGTCCTTGTTAAACTTTTTTCCGTATTCTCTTGCAAATGCTACTTCTGGTTCTGGATTCCATGCCATGTTTTGTAGCCTCACTTATAAATTCCAAATGTCATTTTTAATCCTCTCTTTGAATTCTTGTAATTCTTTTTCATAACTATAAAGTTCAGTATAGTGTGCTAATAGCTTTTTATGAAATTTCTTTAGTTCTTTATAACCACTTCCTTCTAAATCTTCTTCATAGTTACAATTAGATAATATAGCTCTTATCATTCGTGTAGTTTGTTCTAAATAAGCTTTAACCTCAAGATATGTTAGTTGGTCTAAATCAATTGTTACTTTCATTTCGACTCCGTTGTTGGATAGATTTTATGTAGATCGCCTTTTTTACAAGTTCTTTGTGATTCATTTTGGAAATTCCCTAATCTGTAAATGCTTTGGGAACTGGTTAATATCTTTTATTACTTTGCCATTAATGTTTAGCTGTTTAACAAATACTGGAATTTTGGCGCTCCGACATTGCTCAACAATAGATTCAACCCATTCGATTTTACAAGGTCTGCGATTCATTCCGCTTTCACATCCGACAATCACCCAATCAACTTTATTCCAACCTATCTCGCCCATGTGAGTATCTGCCTTTCCGGTTAGTGCATTGATAAGATAATTATGTTCAAAAACGATATTCTGTAATTCAATTGGTTCTAGCATCGGCTCAATTGAAAGGAATTTTACTTTTGCCGGAGTTTGCAATAATAACGGAATCCTTTCGTCTGCTGCTCTTTGATTTTCAACTGATACCCCAAGCCAAATATTTTCAGGTAACCGCCCACCGCTCTGCTCCATTTGAATCCTTATCGATCGGTCTGAATCAATATTATCTTTCACCCATTCGAAAAATTCCAACATCCGATTAGGACGTTTAGTTAAAACTTGATAAGTATGTTTTGCTACTTCTCGATAATCGGATTCGTCCTCACACTCATACCAACTTTTACCGCGCTTAGGAATCAAATCCGCGCACATTACATCGAATATATCTGCAATGTATTTGAATGGAATATTTTCATGAAACAAGTCACTCATGGAATTAACAAATATCATTGACGGTTTTCTCCAAGAGAACGGTTCTCTTAGTTTATGCCAGCGAATATTTACATCCCCATTAAAGCCTTTTGCTATTCCGTTCTCGTTTTCGGAATAATCGAATCGCAAGATGCTCGAAAAATCAGCCCAAGTTTCCATGTGCCTATCCGCAACCATATTGTTTATACGAATGCTTTGCTTTTCCGCGTAACAATTTTTACAGCCAGCGGAAATTTTAGTACATCCGATTATCGGGTTCCACGTTCTTTCAGTCCATTCAATTTTAGTTTTCATTTTTTAGCCTCTTAACTTCGCTGTATAATTGTTGAGCATCGACCAATAATGATTTAATTAACCTTATTTCTGCCATAAATCCCTTCGGAAAATCCTTTCGCGACCTTTCTGCTGCAGAAGCTATTCGCCACATAACATTAAACAGTTCGTCAGTTAAACCTTGTTTTAATCTTTTGTTTTTAATTTCTTCTAATTGTTTTTCTGTCATTTTTTTAGTCTCCGTTGTTTAAGTTTGGATATTCCCTATTTTGCTGAGTATTATCCTCCAAATCCAACTCATCTTTCCAATAATACAGCAATGAAAAACAGATTACCCCGATAAGTGAATAGTATATAAATAACGCTAAGAAAATTATTATTGCTTCGCTCATTTTAACCGCCTTTCATTTTGAATTCTTTTAATAATTTTAGAGCCGATTTAAGAGAGTTCCAGTTTTTTATTATTTTATTCATCAGTTCCAAATCTTCGTAATTTGCCGTGTTAGCCCATTCGGAAATTAGCGCTTTGAATTGCGCCGTTTTTTCTTCCCTTTTCTTTTCGGCTGCTTTGTTGTAATATTCGGAATAATGTCCCATTATAATTTCATCCTTAATTGCTCGTTTAATTTTTCGGCGCGCCAAAGGGATATAGTTTTGCCGGTTGTTTTTGATTTTGCTTTGCCGGCAAAGGCAATAAGCCCTAGTTCGCGCAATTCTTTCACTCTGCCGGTGATGCAATTGATTCTTTTATTCAGTATATCGGCAATATCTTCGTTGCTTACCGGTCCAACTTCGCTAATTACCTGATAAACTATGGCGCGGCTATGCGGTAGTTTGTCGAGAATATCGATATAGGCAAGGTCTCTAATTTGTTCTGAGTTATAGCCTTCTCTTGTTCTCACTTTTTCCTCCTCATTTTTAAAAGCGCTAATTTTACTTTGCTTACATCGGTTTTTTCCATAAATGTTATATGGCTTTTCCCGGTGATTCTCTTTATAAATTTGTTTAAGCTAGCGGCGTTTTTGCTTCGGCTTACTTCCTGCCAAAGTCCTTCAATCATTCGCAGTTGACCTGGCGTGGCATAGTTTTTAGCCCGGTCTCTTAGCTCTTCATATTTGTTTTTTTGCGTTGTTTTTGGTGGGCGAGGCTTAAAGCCTAATTCAATAAATTTATTGATTAGGCTTTCGGCATCGCTAAAGGATAAATACTTAGAGGAAGTTACATTATACGCGCTCAAAATAGCTCTGTACTCTTCGTCGGTAAGTTTAAGCTGTTTTTTTGCTATGTGTATTTTTGCTAATTGCGTTTTTGCTGCCATCTAAAGCTTCCCAATCTATTTTATAAATAAATTTTTCGTCCTGGTCTATTTTTAGCCCTACGGCTGCGAGCTTGTCGTCCGTAAGTTCTTCAGCTGCGTAATCAGTAAGTATTTGCTCTTTGTCTATCTCTTCTTTTTTGCGAATGTACTTGCCGGCGAATAGTTTTTTAATCAATTCCAAAGAAGTTTTAACTGAATATTTTCTATTTAGTTGATGAACTTTTGGCGGGGTGGTTCGGAAGCCAATTTCTCCGAACAATAATTTAACGTTCCTTGTTTTTTTGAACGCGCTTTTATTTAGCATTGCGAAAGCTTCTAGCTCTTTTTCCAACATCTCTTTTGCTATCCGCGCCTCTTCGGTTTCTTCGTCGTATTTTTCTTTCAGCTTATTGATGCGCTCGTTTAGCATCGCTTCTTTTTTGGCAATAAAGGAATCGTGCTTTGCCAGCTCTGCCAGAACGTGATTTACGTCCTCGAATGTTTCTATTTTCATTTTATACCTCAATTATTTTAGTTATTATTTTGTTTTTTAATTCGGCTATTTTGCCTCTCAAATTCCGTCTAATTACTTTGTAGAAACCTTTTAGAAGAGCCTTGAACGGGAATTTAGCCTTTTCGCTCCAGGCTGTGTTTTCCACTATGAATATATTCCCGCATTTTATTTGTACTGTGGATATGTTCTTTGCCGTAGTAATAGTTACTATTATTGTTTTCATCGCTTAACCCTTAATAATGCATTTATTAATGACGTTATTACGTGCTTATGATTTGTTAAAAGCAGCGTTTTGCATAGTTCGGCAAGCACGCGTTTATCAAGTTTCATTAATGCGTCTGTTAGTGTTATTTTTTCCATTAGTTGAACCGCTCCGGCTTTATTACCAATAATCTACTTAAGCGTATTCTTTCAACAGCTTTTTCTTTTTGCGGAAGTGGAACGAAGTTGTTAAACAGTATCGCTTTCTGCAAGGCTATATATTCCGATACTTTCGTATCGAGACTATATTCCTTGTCGTATTTTTCGTTTATTTCCATCAAAACTTCTTTGAAAGTCATCTTTCTTATCTCGCCTCCCATTATATAAGCAGCATATCTGCTGCAGCTTTAACTATTTTTTTATCTATTTTGCGTCTGTTGTTTATTTGCGCAATTCTATCGGCGCGGTAAATAAGTTTGGTTAAGTGCCTTGCGTTTTGCCTGCTGTGTTCGTAGAATTCTTTCCAAATTCCGTTGCTTTCCGGGAGGTAACTCTTAACTATTTTTTCGGTGTCGCTTTCGGAAAGCGAAGCAACTTTGCAGGCAATACCAACGCGGCTATAGAGCTGAGCGTATTCCCCACGGCGCCCGCGCAGATTGAATACCAACCGAGGCATTCCTACAAGCGCAACCGCTATGCCGGCTTTATCGTATAATCTCCGGACCATTTCCAAAGCTCTGTATGGTAAATGCTCGGCTTCGTCTATTACAAGCATGCGACCTGTATCGCTTAGTTTTTGCGTAATGTCCTCAAACATATCGTGGATGCTTCCTTTTCCATCGTAGCCAACTTTTTTGTGAAGTTCGCGGAAAAGGATTTTTGCAGTGTAGCCGAGATCGGCTTCGATAAACAGAACTTCCGGGTGTTTTTTAGCGTAGCGTTTTACGGCTGTTGTTTTTCCGGTTCCCGCTTCGCCATAAATTACCGCAATTTCGCCTTCTAAGTGAGCCATTCTTAAGGCTTCGTATATTCTTTTTGCTTGCTGCGTTGCAGCGTATTTTGTCGCTTTTTTGCCCAGGAACAGCTTGTCGCGTTCACGGTTTAAAAAATCTTCCACTAGTTCGTCTACGCGCTCGTTATCTCCGCCGTAGCTTCCGCTTAAGTATTGCGATAGCACGGTTGGCGATATGCCCAAAGCGGCAGATATTCGATTGTTGCTTATTCCGCGTTCTTCGCGAAATCTTTTTAATTGCTCTTTTAATTGTTCTCTTTTTTCCATAATTTTGCTCCTATGTTTGTTGATTGTTTAGCCGCCTTAGCGCATTTTTCAAGCTTCGGCGGCTTTTTTGTTTTCGTCTTCTTCCTTATCTGCAAAAAAAGTATAAATCTTTTCTTCTTCGGTTTCTTCGCCAAGTTCGTAGGCTTTTGTTTCCGGTAATTGATAGAATTGTGTTCTTTCGTGCCTTTTCATAAGCTCCCGCCCTTGCTTCAACGCTTCTGCTTCGAGGCGTTTCTGCTGTTTTAATTGCGCTTTCAGCTCTTCTACGTCTTTTGGCGTTCCTAAGTGGTATGCCATTGCGTGTACTGAGGCTCTGCGCTGCGCGCGGCATATAAAACGCCCAGCAAGGTCGGTTACTACCACTTCGCTTATATCGCTTAATGAGTATTTTACCCAAACTTTTTCTCCCACAAGAGGCGTTAGCGCTTCAGAGTAGTAATCTCCGCTCAATATTTTTACTCCGTTGCGGCGCACTGGCAGAGGTTTATCGCCCCACTTCATCATCAAATCGTTTAGCTCGCTTACGTCTACACCAGAGCCTCTGCCCTCATTAAACACTTGCCCAATTGTTTTTTCTTTTTTATGCGGATGGGGTTGACTGCGGTAAAATTCCAGCCATATTTCTATTAGCTCTTTTGCCTCTAAAAGCGTTGGAACATAATTGCCGGTTAATACTTCGTGGTAACGTTTATGGAATTTTTCGTTCCGCATCATATAGGCGGGCTTATCGACAGGGCTTGTTCCGGTAAAGCTTGGCAGTAGTTTTTCGAATGTTTCTACCATTTCTTTCCAGCGCAATTCTATCACTTTTGCCCGCGCATTGTACGGGATAGAGTAAACAGCCGTTATTCCAAGCGAGGCGAAAAGACCGCTCCAGCCAAGTTCTTCGAAATTGATTTTGGAACCGTTAAAAAATCTGTTCCTGAAGGCGCGTCCATTATCTTGATACGCTATTTTCGGCTTTTTGCCAAGGCGTATTATTCCGTTGCGTAATGCCGATGTTACCGATTGTGTGCTTTCTGTTATCATCAGTTCCCAGCCGGCTATATCGTAGCTTGCCCAGTCTAAATACGCTACAAATGTTGCTTTGCAGCGTTTTCCCGTGTGTGGGTTTATTACGTCGAACGTTGTTTTTTTGCCATCTGCTACAAATACGTCGCCTACCTTTAGCATGCTTGTATCGCGCTTGATGTAGGGCAGTATAGTATCTCGCAAGGCTTTTTCGCCGCGACGCATCAAGGTGTATAATTCCTTGTTTCTTCTTTCGAATTCTTTGGCAAAACGCCTGTAGGTAGCTTCTGAGGCGGTTACTATTATGCCTTTCTTTTCCAGCATATATTTTGTAAGCTTGTACGCCTTGCTTATTTTTATTTGCTGAGGCTGAAGAAGAAGATCCAGAAAAATTCGTTTTTCGTATTCGCTAAGGGTTGTTTCGAAAGTTTCTTTGTAGTTATAACCAGGCGCTAGAACCATCGGCTGCCTTTCGGCTTGCCGCCATTCTTTAAGCCATCTTTCAATCGTTTTGAATGAACGTTCCCCGAGTTTTTTGAAAACGCCCGGCATTAATTCCCCGGTGTTGTAAGCTTCTACAAATTGAAGCTTTGCCGGTTTAATTGAGCCATGTTTTAGCCCTTCGAAAGACGCTTCGTAAGCCCTTAGCAACGCGTCTTTTGCCAATGCTATTTCTTTTTGTTTGTCGGTTATGCTTTGTGAAATGCAAGCAGTTTTAGTTTGTAGCAGTCCCGCCTTCTGCAGCAACTGTACTTTTTTAATTGGTTCAAGAGTCTTTAGCACACTATCTGCTTTTAAAAGCAGCCTAAAACCGCCAGGGCGTTTTACAGTTTTATATTCAAATAAAGCTTTCTTTCTCCTGATTGTACGCTCAGAGACACCTAATAACATAGCTGCCTCTTCTGTAGTCAGATAGTCTTTATTAAGTTGAATATTCATAGCTTCTGGATTTATGCGGGGGGCTCCTCCCACGAAATTTCCGTCTTTCATAGATCCAACTCCAGTTGTTTATCTGCTTTTTTATCGCAATATTTTTTAACGGCAAGCCCTTCGCGAGTGGCATGCATAAGTTTGTTGGAAACTTTTTCGTAGTTTTCTCTTGTGGGTTCCTCAAAATAGCGCAAAACAGCCTGCAAGGCTTCGGAAGTGGCTTTTTGGTAATTAGCGGCTATTTCGGTTTCCTCTTTTTTGCTTTTTGCCGGTTTAGGCATTTTTACCAGCGCAAAGCCGCACTCCCAAGCCATAAGCTTAAGTAAACCATAGTTTTTCTTAATTTTCATTGCCGGCAGTATAATTTCGAGCGGCGTAGGGAGTTCTTCGTTAAGAGAGGCTATACGGCAAAGGTAGGAATAGGATTTGTTTACTTTGTCAGCCAGTTCAAAAACGGTAATGCCTTTGCCGTGAATTAGTTTTTGAACTTCAATTTTAATGCGTGATGTTAAATCCATTATAATTTTTCCTGATAATTATAATTGTAAACTATCAGCCGTTTCGTTATATTTAAAGAAACGGCTTTAAGCGGCTTTGGAAATATTTCTGATTATTTGTTTAATTTGTTCTAATAAAGCGTCGTTTTTCCGTTTGCCGCGTAGTATGTAGCTTATATAGCTTTCGCTATAGCCAGTACGCCGCGCCAATTCGCTCTGTTTAATTAATGCGCGGTCTATGTTCAAAGGCTCTTTGCAGTTGTTTTTTTTAATGGGATTCATAAGAGTTCCATTTTTTTATTATAAATTTTGTTAATTATTCTACACAAATATACGAATCAGAATATACTTTGTCAATATTCCAATGAGAATATTTTATGGATAATAAAAAAATACGTGAAAATATCGCAAATTATGTAAAGGCGTTAATGAGATTTCTAATGCTAAATCAATCGCAACTTTCGAAGGCGATTGGAATACCCCAGGGTAAATTATCAAAAATCATCAACAAGAAAGAACTAACAAATCTTTTAGTATTAAGCAAAATCGCTCAATTAGGAGGACACACAATGGACGATGTAATTAATGGAGAATTTAATTTTAGCGAATCAGATGATGGAAAAAATGAAATTACTATTGGAGAGAACAGCAAAATTAACAATTCTACAATCCTGCAAGGAAATAAAGATGTAAGCATCTATAATAACACAAGTATTATTAGAAGGAATAATTATGTCCCAAATGAGGACGATATTTCAGCTGAACAGGCTTCTATATTAAAAGCTTTAGTTGATGAAATAGTAGAGCTCGAAGAAAAAGTTAAACAAAAACCAAAATCTTATCCAGCAGTATGGCAAGCTCTAAAAAGACATATGAAAGTAACATATTATCGTGAAATAAGAAAAGAAGATTTCGAAAAGGCTGAAATATATCTGAGGAAATGGAAGGGACGCTTAATGAAACAAAAAACTTATGTTAATAAGCATAATAGTGAATTTAGAAAGCAGAGAATAACAGCCATCTTTACTGTCGCAAAAAAACACTTCAATTTAACAAAATCTGATGTAGATGATTATATTTATGAATCATTTGGGAAAACATCAATAAGAGAACTTAGCGATAGCGAGCTAGATAAGTTATATCAAAGATTTATGAATAAGAAATATAGGCGCAAATAATAGAGCAGTACGACATAATCCTGTCCGCCTGCTGTCCGCATGATGCGAAACTAATCGGACACATAGTGGCGTGCTTGTCAAATTTGATGCGTAATATAACCCTTTGTAATATAATATCTTATGGCTATTTAATAATTGCTTATTGTTTATACAATATTTGTCCGGCTGCTGTCCGCATGCTGTCCGCATGATGCGAAACTAATCGGACACATAGTGGCGTGCTTGTCAAATTTGATGCGTAATATAACCCTTTGTAATATAATATCTTATGGCTATTTAACAGCTTATATT